ATGCTGCTGGCGCACTCAGTCTACATTCAGTTAGAGAGTTTAGTGAAAGACAAGTATTTTTTGTAGCATATGGATTACAACCCTATCTTGAAGATACATATTTAGATGATATGGTAAAACTTAAAGAGTGGGGATTTGAAACCTGCATAGATAGTTCTTATGATGAATTTCCAAAAGATGGACAAGTATTTAGAGTAGATAATTATTCTTACTTTGAAGAACTTGGCTACACATCAAGACACCCTAGAGGGGCTTTTGCGTTAAAAGAAAAACCCTCAGGAATAGTAACAAAACTACTTGATGTTACATGGCAGGTTGGAAAAACTGGAGCAGTATCTCCAGTTGCTATTTTAGAACCTGTTATTATTGGAGGCGCTACTGTTTCGAGAGCTACTTTACATAATATGGCAATAATTGAAGGTCTTGGACTAGAAATAGGCTGTATGGTAGAAGTTATAAGAGCAGGGGAAATCATTCCCCAAATCATATCAAGAGTTGATTAATGTTAGAATATAAAGTAAAAGTTCTATTTAGGGATAAACCTGTTTCAGCAGTCTATACTTTCGAAAGTCTCTCTGATGCATTGGATTTCCAATATAGAACTAAAGATTTACGAGAATGTAAAATGAAGTTATCTGCATCAAGAGTACATGAAAAAATTTAAAGACACATATAAACCTATACCTGATAATTTAGAGTTAGCACTCTCTCCAATACATGGATATGGAGTATTTGCTAAGTATGATTTAGATGCTAAAATATTTATAGGTATAACTCATATAGCTCCCAAAAAACAAGATTTAGGTAGACAACGAACACCTTTAGGAGGTTTCTTAAATCACAGTGAACACCCAAACTGTTTTATAATTGTGGAAAATGAATGGTCAAGGTTGTATACAGTAAGACCTATACAACAAGGAGAAGAATTAACAGTTTATTATACTATGTACTAATGGCAGGAGGAATATATAACGCAACATATTTTAAAAACTATCCTGAAGAATGTGATAGAGAAGGAGTGTTATATGGAGTAATATTAGTAAACAAAGAAACTTTTGAAAGAGAGTGTATCAAAGTAGGCATAGCTAGTGGTAAAGACTGGCGCCATGTAATAAAACGAAGTAGAGGATTTAAAGGATATGATTTAAGAATACAACGAACTTATACTTCTACTTTATTTCACGTGTGGCAAATTGAGCAGTTGCTACATGAAAAATATGAACACGATAAGTATAGTCCTAAAATAAAATTTGGAGGACATACCGAATGTTTTAAAATTTCCTCGCTCATTCTAAGAGACTTCCCAAAAAATAATTCTTGACAAATCATGTCTGATTTGTTATAATATAACAATATAAAATTAGAGAAGAAAGAATTGAGAGAAATAATATCCCCCACACATTGTCCTGCTTGTAGTACGGAACTTGTTTGGATAAAGGATATTCTCTATTGTGAAAATAATTTATATTGTCCTGCACAATCTACTAAGAAAGTAGAGCACTTTGCAAAGACACTAAAGATTAAAGGACTTGGTCCAGCTACAATAGAAAAACTTGAGATATTCTCAATCCCTGATATTTATAATTTAACCAAAACAGATTTAGTAGAAAGTCTGGATTCCGAGAAACTTGGTACAAAGTTACACACAGAAATAGAAAAAAGTAAGACTGTTGACCTCATAACTCTCCTTCCAGCTTTCTCGATACCGCTGATAGGTCAAAGCGCTTCAAACAAGTTTAGAAATAAAATTTCGACTATTAGCGAGATAACCTTTGAAAAATGTAAAGAAGTTGGTCTGGGACCTAAAGCGGCATCGAATATGATGGATTGGTTAATCAATACTTTTCATTCCGAAGAGTTTTATAAGTTACCGTTTTCATTTACTTGTGAGAAAACCCTTACCCAAGAAAAAAGTAAAGGTACAGTATGTATCACAGGAAAACTAAAGTCATATAAGACTAAAGCCATTGCGCAACAAATTTTAATGCAGAACGGATTTGATGTAAAGGACAATCTCACAAGAGATGTTAATTACTTAATAAACGAAAGTGGAATCGAAAGTGCAAAAACACAGAAGGCTCACACGATGGGCATAACAGTATATAATAATATAAAACAACTATTAACGGAGAAAAATCATGGCACTACCTAAGTGGACAGATGAAAGAACTGCACAGTTAACTGACTTTGTAGGTTCTGAAAGCCCTATTTCTCAAGCTACAGTTGCGGAAGCAGCTGAAGAATTAGAAACTTCTACAAGAAGTATCTCTTCTAAATTAAGAAAAATGGGTTATGATGTTGAATTAGCTTCAGCATCTGCTTCTAAATCATTTACTGATGAGCAAGAAGCTACTTTACAAAACTTTGTAACTGACAATTCTGGAAGTTACACATATGCAGAAATTGCTAGCAACTTTGAAGGCGGAGCATTTTCAGCAAAATCAATACAAGGTAAGATTCTATCAATGGAACTTACTGGTCATGTTAAACCTGCTCCTAAGCAAGAAACAGTTAGAACTTATACTCCTGAGGAAGAAAGTACTTTTGTTTCTATGGTTAATGATGGTTCTTTTGTCGAAGAAATTGCAGACGCTTTAGGCAAATCTGTAAATTCTATCAGAGGAAAAGCATTATCTTTACTTAGAAGTGGAGACATAAACGGCATACCTAAACAAAAAGAAACTAAAGGTTCAAGCAAAGCAGATGTCTTAGCTGACCTTGAAATCGCAGATATGACTGTTGAACAAATAGCTGATGAAATTGGCAAAACTGTAAGAGGCGTGAAAACAATGTTGACCAGAAGAGGTCTACAATGTGCTAACTACAACGGAGCCGCTAAAAAAGAAATCGGTTAATTAGCAATGTTTAAGCAAGGGAGTTCGCTCCCTTGTTTATTCTTGGGAGAGATATGTGAATATTGCTAGTGCGTTGCTCAAACAGATTATTGTTGAGAAAGACTTTGACACTTGGTCAGGGCTGAAGGATATTTATTTACCCAGCGAGTATCAAGGGATTTACCGTGCACTAGACAAACATATTGACTTATATCAAGAACTTCCTAGTCTGGAAGAATTTAAAGCAGGATTAAGAGATAGAAGCCTACAAGAAAAAGTAGTGGCTATGGAAGCTGTCGAAGTAGATGTTCCAGCTGACCTATTATTAGATTATCTCAAAAATGAATTTACCCAAACTGAAATATTAAATGAATTAGATGGCTATGTTGATAGTACAGTAGCTATAGCAACAGCAGAAGAAAGCATAGAAGGATTACAAGAAATAGTTTTAAAGGTAAGTGACCGAGTAGATGTTAAGCCTCCAGAAGAAAGTATGCAGGCAATAAATCTTTTTGAAGATGATAAAGAACTCTCTCGTTATTTACCTTTAGGACTAAATAGTGAGTATGACTCACAAATACAGTTCTCTCCCAAAGACTTGGTACTTGTGGGTGGTCGAAGAGGTGCTGGAAAATCTGTAACTTGTTGTAATTTAGCAAGTACAGTTTATGATTCTGGTCGCTCTGCAATTTACTTTACAATAGAGATGGATAGTAGAAGTATTCTTCAAAGAGTATGTTCTATTTCAACAGGCGTTCCGTTAAAACGATTACGCAGTAAGAATCTCTCTAGTGAAGAATGGAACTTAGTTGGTGGTTGGTGGGCAGGTCGTTTCCAAGAAAGCGATAGTGCTCTTCAAGAGTTTGAAAGGGATAGAGATTTTGAAAGATTTCATTCTTCTTTATCAAAACTAAAACTAAGTGAAGATAAACAAATTGATGTTGTCTATGACCCATCTTTGAGTTTATCAAGAATACAATCTGAACTAGATAAAAAAGTAAAAAGTCTTGATGTAGGAATAATCATAGTAGATTATCTTAATCAGGTTCGACGCCACAATGTGCCAAGTCGCTCTGGACAATACGATTGGACAGAGCAAATAGAAGTAAGTAAAAAACTGAAAGTATTTGCTCAAGACTATGAAACTATGGTCTTTTCTCCATATCAAGTTGATGCAAGTGGAGAGGCAAGGTTTGCAAAAGGAATATTAGATGCAGCGGATGCTGCTTATTCATTAGAAACATGGGAACAAGAAGATAGATGTATGACTTTTAACTGTGTTAAAATGAGAAGTAATGTGATGTCTGGTTTCTCATCAGAAGTAGATTGGGAAACTTTAAAGATTGGACCACAGTCACAACTTAATCCTAAAGAAAGAGAAGCAGTAGAAAAATCAATGAAAACTGGAGAGGCAGTAGACGACTTATGATGTTGTACACAGAAAAACAATTAGAAACAGCCTGGGCAACATATTTTAAAGTATGTAATAAAAATTTTAATACTCCACTTACACTAGAGGAGTTTAGACCTATATATGAACAAATATGTGCACAATGCATGGGCGTAGAAGTAGAGGACGAAGAATGGCATTAAAATTTAAAAAATTTATTGACAAAGAAAAAGAAAAAGATATTTGTAAAATGTGCGGAGATATAAAAAGTAAATGCACAGGTTACAAATGTTGGATTAGATAATGGCAAGTAATAGAATAGACCAAAGAGAGGCAAAAACTATTTGGTTTCCAAAGTTTACAATAGAATATCTAACTATAGAAGAATTACTAAGTAAAGAAATAAATAAGTTAGAAGTTGTAAACAGAGTACCTATAAATACTCCACTTCTTGCTAGTATAGAAAGAGAAGGATTTAAAAACCCTTTTCTATGTATGAGTAATTATTGGTGTATAGCAGGACAACAACGGCTAAGAGTAGCTTATGCTATAAAAGAAAAGAATCCTGATTGGAATGCAATAACAATGGTGTATAGATTATTAGAACACCCTTGGGAACCACTATTACTTTGGAAGGACAATGGGCAAAAAGAAGTTGCAGTATATTTTCAAATGCTGGAACTTATATTTAAAAGTTTATATTATACCCAGACTAAAGACGATACTGGAAACAATATGACATACTATGAAGAATTAGGTGATAGGAATACATGGAACCATGACAGTTGAAGAACTATTAGAACAACAAAAAATACCTTATAAAGTCTCTCCAAAAGACTTTGTAGTTCGTTGTTTAAATCCAGAGCATGATGACCATAATCCAAGTATGAGAATTGATAGAGTCACAGGTATTTACAACTGTTTTTCTTGTGGCTATAAAGGAAATTTGTTTAAACATTTTGATGCACCATCAAATGCTCTCGATATTAGACGAGAAAGTTTTAAAAGAAAACTACAAGAAAAGAGAGCAGACTCTATTGGTCTAGTGATGCCAAGCGATGCTATGATGTATGTTGGTAGTCACAGAAATATATCGGAAAACACTTTAACGACCTTTGAATGTTTCTTATCGTCACATTCAAGATTTGAGGGAAGATATTGTTTTCCAATTAGGGATATTAGGGGTAAAATTGTTGCATTTAATAATCGTGCACAATCCCCAACACAAATTCCAAAGTATTTGTTTGAGCCACCAGGCGCAGTACTTCCTTTGTATCCAGCAAAGGTTAAACCAATAAATGGACGAGTTATCCTAGTAGAAGGGATATATGATGTTATAAATCTATATGATAAGGGGCTAAGAAATGCTGTGTGTTGTTTTGGTACAAGAAATATTAATGAAGAAAAACTTACATTATTAAAAATGCAAGGAGTAACACAAATAGATATATTTTTTGACCCAGATGATGCAGGATTAGATGCTCAAAATAGAGTTATAGAACTATGTGAAAAAGTAGGATTACTTTATTACGGAATAAAAATTAGAAAAGAATTAGGAGATGCGGGAGCATTAACACACGAAAACATAAAAAAATTAAAAGAGAGGTTATATGGCTAAAGTATTACAAGGACAAGCGATAGCAAT